GTATTAATCCAAGTTTCCTTATCTATAGCTATACGCACAGCGTCTTCAGCTGGCTTACCATTTAAGTCTGGAAATAGATCAGCTAAATTTTCTTCACTACCTCCACCAGTTCCTAATGTCGTTAAATTAAATTTTATAGACTCTGGAGCTTCGTTACTTATATCTATTATTTTTATTTTATTATTAACATCTACTTGGTTATTAGTGTCTATTTCCTTTTTCATTATAACATAATCACCTTCTTGTAGTTTGTTTCTATCAGAAGAAGGGAAAGAAAGCCACATACTTTGATCTCTTATAGACTTGTAAACTCTATCTAAGGTTAAGTTGTGATAGCCACCAGTAGTTTGTTTTATAAAAAATTTATAATAATGCGCCCAAGAAGGTTGTCTTCCAGTTAAATGAGCACAAAGCTGTAGTGACTTACTAGCGTTGCCATCAAAAGCATCACTACCGTCTGCATCAAAAGGTATTTTTATAGAACTATTTTTACCAGTAAATACAGGTGTTTCTCTACCGTATTTATCACCGTATACAATACCTAAATAATAGGTTCTATCAGTTTTAATAGATCTCTTACCAGTGCTAAAGTCTATGGCTCCATAACCAAAGTCTCTATTTTCAAAGTCTAAATCTAAATCAACATAAACCTGTTTATCTTCAAATGTTTTTAAATTATAGTTTTGTAAATAATTACCATAGACTAGTCTGTTACCAGTTATTTCTTGTGCTAAAGCTTTTCTAGGTACGTTGTCAAAAGGTCTTAATATTTGATTAGCAGGTATAGCCGCATATATGTTTTCTGTACTTATTTCATACTGGCCTTTATATCCAAAGTTAGCAGACTGTAAGTGCTGCGAAGACGAACTACCAGCAAGCGGGTATGAATTTTTTACCAATAAGTATTGGTTGTAAGTAGTATCTTCCCAATATCCTTCACCATCATCAGGCCTTATACTGTCTATAGTGTAAATAGTGGTTGAATCATCTTTTTTAAATAAAATATCTATTTGAACAACATCGTTTGGCGTGTGATCTGGTACTAAGTCTTGTAGTTTTATTGTTAATAACTTATTTGTCATACCAACATTGTGAGAATCTTTTATTGGATGAAAACCAAATGAACCAGCTAAGAATACTGGCTGTGTAAAAGGAGAGAACGCAGAATATTCACCATCTACGTATTTATATCTTGTAGCAAACCTAACAAACTCTTTTTCAAATATAGGTTTTTCTTCTGTTAATTTTCTTACGTTAAATATTATATCAGCCGCATCATCTTCGGATATATCACTACTAAGCTCTAATATTTCGTATGTAGCAGTAAATTCACCTAAACCATCGTCATTTTCATCAAAAATATCTTTTATTACGTTTACAACTTTTAACTTTATTTCAAAATTAATAGGAAGTTGTCCAGGTGTATTAGGCCTACTACCTACTAAAACAGTAGGTGGATTATCTGTATAATCAAATGGATGTATGTTTGAAGTAGTAACAATTGTAAAGTCAAGAGTGTGAGTACTAGGTATAGGTAGACTACCATTTTGTAGTATATTTGCTGATTCAAAAGTAAATTGATCTTGTATTACTGTTTCTCCAGCAACAACTTTTGGAGCGTAGTAAGGTTGTCTTTTTATAACTGTTATATGATCTTCTGTAATATCACCTCTGTCTTCTCCGTTTATTATAAGTTTAGTATGTGTGTTTTCATCTGTAGTACCCGCTTTGCAATTATCAATATTTATTTTTCTTGGCTCATTTATATTATCTGTCCAAAATAATAAATTATCAATTATGTTTATACCTGTTACTATAGTATCTTTATCAAACTTTAAAACTTCTTTAGTAGTATCCACAAGTACTAACTCTTCAGTATTATCACTCTTGTGCTCTATAATAAAATCTTTATTATTACCAACTAAAAAATAAAATAGTCTATCATTTTTTTCGTCAGAAATACTAGCAATACACTTCAATTTAAAGCCGTCTATATCAGTAGTAGTAAAATTAGACTTGTCTAAACCATATTTTTTATTACCTAATATATTTTGTACAGTTCCAACATCTGAACTTTCAGATGTAGCAACCTCTATATTCATAGCGTCTCTATATTGTCCATTAGGTATTATTCTCTCGTCATCATCTTTGTTCATGATACCCGATCGAAAAACGTTTTTAATTTCCGGCATATTTTATCTTTTTATCCAAGCAGACTTGTTTCTCATGGTTTGAACAAGTTCGTGTATTTTAATATTTGATAATCTTAGTTTAGCTGTTCTTATAGCTGCAAATTTCTCTCTTTTAAATCTAGGCACTAAACCTTGTCCAAAAGTACTAGTAGATAATATAGCGTAAGCTATAGATTTATACATTGCTTCTTCAGCAAATTTATGTACTATCATTTCATTGTCAGTAGCTAAACCATCGCTTATATATTTAAGTATCACAGTTTTTTGCGCAACATTAGATGAAAAATGTATTTTTCCTTTTAACTCATCAATATAATAAGTACCGTTTGTTTGTGCGTGCTCTGGTTCCAAACCGTACCTTTGCCCAACGTTTAAATCGTATATATCAGTGTCGTGATTATAAGCTAAAGCATCGTCTACGTCTATATCGTTTACAGTTTGAAATTTTTCCCAAGTTTCAGAATCGCTATTACTACCAGCGAACAAAACAGTATTATTAGAAAGAGTGCCAATGAGTGCATTGCTTAAAAACACAATTTTATTTACAGTGTCTACTTGTGTAACTACTGTGTTTTCGGGAATTTCATCTACGTTTTGACTAAAAACAAGCATACCTTCTTTTATATTTGAAATGTCTTGAGTGCTATTAGGCTCTAGAGTCATTTTGTTTTCCCCAATAACACCGTCAAATCCAGTTGTGGCGGTAGTTCCTACTATGCTTATACTTTCTTCTATTTCTTGAAGCAAAGAACCATCTGGATTAGAAAAAGTCAAAACCTCTGTTGTGTCCGAAGTAGGCGTAAATGTGTTTCCGTTTAAATCTCTTAGTACTATATAACTAAAATCACCTAGAAAAACGTTAACATCGTGCTGGAATATAAACATATCTTCCGGTATACTAGGCCCTGTTACTCTCATTACTTTAGCTATATTTGGATATTTTTTATCCAAGCTAATATTAGAATTACCAGTTGATAAAGTAGCTGTTATTTCAATATTATATTCACCATCTGAATTTTGTAAAATTGGAGTTGGATTAGATGTATGTCTAGTTGGATATAAAGGACGCTCAATACCATTACCATCTACCCAACATATTTTAGTGTAATTAACATAGTCTTGTGGTAGCTTCATAGTTAAAGAAGGTGGCAATGTAATTTCTTGTGATTTAATACTTTTAAATGTATCAAATGATAATTCTTGTATAGCTCTTTGTGCATGAAATGCTACATCAGTTCTTTTTATCTTTGGTATTATTTTATTTTCACCAACATAAGCTATTGTAAAGTTAGTTATAATATTATCTAAAGATACAAATTGGTAACCACCAAAATCGTTACCATCATAATAATCTTGCTGTGTTTCTTGTAATAATCCCATTTATTTTATTGTTTTTCTTGTTGAGTATTTTTCATGTCTTCACTAGCTGCCGCTTGGTACAGGCCAGGATCTTTTAATGTAAATCCTGCTAGTGTTAATATTTTTAAAACTAAATCTGTTTCTTCAGAAGGATGTAATTCAAAATGTCCTATGTCTCCAGCTGTAGAATTATGTAATGCTTTACCACCTACAACTACGTAAGTCCAGTTTACTAAGTTAGGTATTCTTATATAATCTACATCAACAACTGGATCTTGTCTGCCAAGAAAACTAACTATATGATCAGCTCTATCTAACATATAAACAGGTCTTCTAGTTGTTGGCTTTGCTAATGGGCTAAGTTGAAATAATCTAAATTCTTTTTTACTTACAGACTCATAAAACACATTTTGAAAAGCGATGCTAGTTAATCTATAAAAACCTGGAAGAGCATCTAATGATATAGTGTTCTCAGTTACAGAAACGTTAGCAGGAACAGTTTGTTCAAAAATACTTATCTTTTCTTCTAATATATCTACAGTGTCAGCATGTACAGTACTATTTCCAGGCGTTCTTAGGAATTGATTTAAATCGTAGAAGTATTGTTCAAATATATCCATTTGTGCCTGGTTAGCGAGTATGTTAAATTCTTGAGGCGTTATATATCCTCTTTGCTCTTTGTTTGCAAGAGTTAAAACTCTTTGATATATTCTATCTACGTTTATCATAATATTTTTTTATTGTAGTTACGATCGCCCCGTAGGGCGACCGCTCTACAGTTTGATTAGTTGTTTAATCTTTTTTCTATATTTGCATATATTTCCATGCCTTCATCGGTTTTAAACCAATGCGCTAAAGCAGTGTATGGATGCTCGTCAAATGGTATTGTCATTACTTTTCTACCATTACTTCCCCACAAGAAGTTTCTTTGATCAGAAGACAATCTTAATATACCCATCTCTACAGCTCTAATACCAAAGTTTCTTAGCATTACATTTTCGTCATCCGCAAGTTCTAAGAACAGTTTAGGGTTGTTTCTAGCGAATACAAGTAAATCACGTCTAAGTTCCTTAGAACTCAACTTAGATACCTCAGAACCTTTCTCTACACGCATAATAGCTTCTGCCATATCAATATCAATATTTCTAGCCGCAGTTAAAGCATCTACTTGCATTTCTAAAACATCTATTTCTTCTTCAGCTATAGCTTGTGGTTGGTATTCGTAAAACAATTTGTCTCTGTGTGGGTGGTACATAGAAAGTAGTTTTTGTAAAACTGTCTTTTCTTTTGGAACGTATAAGTTACCACCTCTAAAAATAATGTGTTCTAATCTTTGGTCTCCAACCATTTCATCTACAAAACAAGTTTTTTGATTAGCACAATATTTTAACTCTCTTTCATAACCTTTTTCTTCGTCAAACCAATATATGTCTGTAGATTTAATAGTTCTAGATAAAGGCTTTTTACTACCTTTTAAATAATAAACTCTATCTTTTATTTCCCACTCGTTTTTAGGTTTAACTCTTTCTCTTACTTTTGGTTCTTCAACCATTACAGTTTCTACAACTGTTTCTTCTATTTGAGGTTCTTCAACCTCTACTTTTTTCTTTTTTGCCATAATATAATATATAATAAAATTAATAAAATAAAAGGCCGAGGCCGAAGCCCCGGTCTTTTAATGTGAATAGTTTACTTCATTAACATAAAGTTGTTAGCACCTTGTACTACTAAACATCTTTCAGTTAACATGTGGATTTGCATTGCATCTAAAGCAGATGTAGCAGCTCCAACAGAACCAGTAACCCAAGTCTTCATTCTTCTGTTGTCAGTTTGTGAAGCTCTAAATCTAACATGTAAGAAAGGTCTCTTAAGGTTTTTACCTAGCATTTGGTCATACACAGTTGATGTACCAGCTGGTATGATGACACCTCTAATTGCGTTAGCAGCGTTAGCAGCATTAATACCACCTCTAGTTGCTAAGTCATTTAAGTATCTGAAATCAGACTTGTAGAAGTCATAAGAACCTCTTCTAAATCCAGAGAAACCTAAGTTTAATGCCATATCTTCAGAGTTATCAAATACTCCGTAAGAAGTACCACCAGCTCCGTAAGAGTTCATTGAAGCTAACATGTCGTCGAAAGCAAGAGATGTAGATCTATTTATAAACATCATGTTTTCTTCGATAGCACCTTGCTTGTCAAACTCAGCTAGTATAGCGTCAAACTCAGCTAAGTCAGTAGCAGCGTTAACACCTGTTACACCTGAAGTTAAGTTACCTCTGTCTTCGATAGCAGCAAATAAACCTTCAGTACCTACTTGTCCAGCGCCAGTGCTAGAACCAGGTAAAAGATTAGATCCGTCAGCTACAGAAGTAGCATCGTTAAGCTCACCTTCAATCATTGCCATTTCAATGTAGTCAGTAAATCTAGCTCTTGTGTCAGCCTCAGCTTTTAAGTACCATAAGTAACCTGATTGACCCATTTCACCTGTAACTTCTACCCAACCAATTCTAGCTGTATCAGAACCTGATACTTCGTAGTAATCTTTCATTATAATCGGCTTATTAGCAAAAGTTTTAAAGTCTGGCTCGTTAGCACCTCTACCATCTTTTTGAGTAGTAGCAGTACCACCGTCCATGTACTTAACACCTTTAGAAAACTCAGAACCATAAACTAATATAGTTGTACCTTTAGATGTAGTATTGTCAGCTAAGTTAGCTTGTCCATAAGGAGCTACGTCAACTAAAACACCAGCTACAGTTACAACTAAACACTTGAAAATACCATCAGAGTTAGCAACGATAACAGTATCGTTAACTCTAATACCGTGATTAGCAGCTGTAAAACCTGAAGTTTCATCAATGTCAGATTCAATAGTTAATTGTGTTGTTGCAGCAGTACCAGGGTTTGCACCCGCAGTAGTACCTGATGAAGCGATTTTACCTTTGTAAGATAAATGTAATCTACCTTGCTCTGACCAAATAACTTGATCAGCTTGCATAGATTCTTCAGCCCCAATTTTTGATAAGAAACCTGAAATAGTTCTCGGTCCGAAAACTTCAGCTTCTTTCTCCATTAGGTCTGGTAAATATTGTTGAGCCCAACCCATGTCTTGGTTGAAGTCAAGATAATTTGTTTCTAGTGTTTGCTTTTGTGGAGCTGGAACACTATTCAAATTAGGAGCATTTGTAATTGCCATTTTTTTTAATTTTTAATTTAGTTATTTTTATTTTTAATTCTAAACTTAAAATCAGGTCCGTCATCGTTTAATACTCTAGCTTTAAAACCGCTAGTATTTATATTCTCAGTATGAGATTGTCTAGGGTTCATATTTACGTTTTTAGAACTAGCAATACTTTGCTTTAAAGCATCAGCCTTTCCTTGTTCGTAAAAATGTTTAGCCACTTGGTCTGGGTTCATTGCTGTAAACAAGCCTTTGTGATAACCCGCTGCGTCTTCTATTAAGTTGTCTTCTGTCAAAAACTTTTTGATGAAGTTGTTAATATCGCCTTGAGTTTCTCTTACTTTTTGCTTGTCTTTAACGTTAAATCTAAATTTTTTGTCTCCAACGTTGTATTCAAAACCTTTGAATTTATCACCGAAAACTTTATCTGACTTAGACCTAAAAACTTCAGACTGTTTTTCACCTATTAAACGAGCTTCTTCTGATTCCTCGTTATACCTGTTGAAGAAATTAATAGCTTTCTGTTGATCTTCAGTTAGTTTACTTCCAGCTTTAATATCTTCATAATATTTGGATTTTACACTTTCCAAGTGTCGCCTTGCCGAAGCAACCTGCTCCTTCATGGCTAGTTTTTTTCTTTTAATATCTTTTTCTTCGTCAACTTCTTCGTCATACGAAAATGTATCTTCCATAACAAACTCTATTTCTTCATTAGATAAATGAGGCTTAGTTTGTTTGTAGTATTCATGTAATAAAGTATGATTATCCATTTCAGTATAATCTTGATTTAACTTTACATAGTCATTAATATCACCACCGGTTTCTTGCATAAAGTCTACAAGTTTTTGTACTTTTTCAGGTAAAGGCGCTCCAGTCTGCTCGGCTTCAATCATAGCCTCTTCAGCTTGCTCTATTATTTGTTCCGCTTCTTTACTTTGCTCTTCTGTTATTTCTTCAACAACGGGTGTGTCATCTTGAACTTCGGCGCTGCTTTCTCCGGCAGGCTCTTCATTTGTCGCTTCGATGTTTTCTTCGAGTACTTCTTCGCTAGCTTTGGATTCGTCGCGTAAAGAAACCTCATCTGTGCTTTGCTCCTGAACGGCATCTTCTTCTTTTTTTGGTGGGTTATTTAAATCTACTTTTATAACGTCAGTGTCCATTAAGTCTTCTATAGTTTCTTCTAACTTTAATTTAGTTACCTCGTCGTTATTTTTTACTTCTTCAACAGCTTTTTCAGCTGTTTTCTTTTTGTTTTTCTTTGCCATAATATAATATAATAATAGTTAATAATTTTTATCTAGGCCCAAATCTTGACATATCTATACTTTTATTTAATACATCATTTCCTTTAGACTCAAATGGTTTTTGCTTGCTTTGCATAGCTGTTCTTTTTGTTGCTCCATCTTCTTTTTTGCTAGCTAGCTTTTGTTGGTTTTTTAATTCCATATCTTTCAACTTAACGTTCATATCAAACTCTAACATCATTAGTTGTTTTTTAATTTCAGCTTCTGCTAGCATACGTTTAGTTTCAAGATCAGATCTGTTTTGCTCTATAGCCATAGCAGTTTGAGAAGCTGCCATTGATTTTTGCTCTTCAAATTTAGCAGACGCTTCTTGTTGTTGTATATTCGCTTGAGCTTGAGCCTGCATATTTTCTTGTTTCATTTGCTGGTCTCTTCTCATTTTCTTTTTTCTTCTAATCTTTATTAGTTGATTAGCTAGTTTTACATTTTTAATATCTCTAAGATCAATAGCGTCTTCTAAGTCTATAGTTTGTTGGCCTAGCGCCGCGTTGATGTTTGTTTCTAGTATAGCTTTTTCATCTTCGTCTGGCATGAGCTCTAAAAATATACCAAAGTCATACAAGTACAAATCTGATATTTCGCTTAACGTAGCGACGTTGTGTGAACCTATTTGTTGTATAAACGCAGACTTTGTAGGGGAATATTCTATAATGTCAGATATTCTAAGAGATAATGATTCACATACTTGCTCAGTTAAAAACAAACCACTTTGCAATATATGTCTAGTAGCTGTGTTACTATTTGCTGCTGCTAGTTTTTGAACACCAACTAAAGCTCTTTCATCTGGTTTAGAAGCGTCTCTAGCTTCGTTTAACCCAGTAGTATCTCTAATCATTTGTAAGTAGTAGTTATAGTTACCTACAAGAGCTTGTAATTTACCACCACCAGAGTTAGTTGTTATTTCTTGTATTGGTACTTTACCAGGATTCATATCTCCTTCGGAAGTCATGGATCTACCTATAATACTACCAGTTTGGAAGAACATGTTTAAAGCTTCTTGTGGGTTATAGTTAGTACCATTACCTAAATCTATCTCAGCTAAACCGTCAGCATCTAAATAAACACCATCAGGTGTCATACGTGACATTACTTGCTGTAGTTTTAAATGAGTTAACTGTATCATATCTGCAAACCCAGTTATTCTACTTACCAAAGACTCTATACGTCCTTCGTATATTCTTGGTGCTACTATATTATAGTTCATTTTAACTTTAGTAAAATCACTTTTAGGACGCATCATGTTTTTAGCCATTTCCCATTTAAGTAATTTTTTAGTACCTAAAACTAAAGCGCCTTCATATAAAACTTCTAGCTTTCTGCTTTCTTTAGTAAAGTTTTCGTTTTCTTCCGGATTAAAAGTATCATCTTTTGATATAGCTTTTTCACCGCCACTTGCTGTTTGCTTTAACTTATAAACTTCGCTCATATAAGTCTTGTAGTCAAAATACAATACTCTAACTTTATTTCTATCGTTATCGTCTTCTCTATACTTGTTATTATCGTATAATCCGTACCCAGCGTTACCGTAATTAGTTATATCTTCTAAATCTTTTTCTTCTAAATGTGGAAACTCTTTAACAAGTTCATTTATAGGAACTGTTTTGACTTCTCCACAATAATATATATCTTCAAAATAAGGTGACTCAGTGTGAGAGTACACTAGGTTAGCAGGATCAACATAGTTAATTGTAACACCTTCTGAAGTGTTAAAAGATGTTTTAACACAACCAATACCTAAGACAGTTAAATCATAATAAAATCTTTTCTTTATTAAATCATATCTATTACCTTTTAGCAAGGTTTCTATAGCTTGTTCTTCGGCTATTTCTATAGCTTGTTTATAGTTTAGCTGCATGTGCAGATCTAATTCTTCTTGCGAGTCTGGTAAAAGCATTGGATCGTTTTTAAACAAGTCTAAGCCAAACGTTTCCTTTACATACTCTTTAACTTCTTTAGATCTCATGTCTTCCATCATGCTATCCATGTACATAGTTCTTTGACTTACTCCAAATGGATCTTGTGTAAAAACTCTTATATCATATAATCTTTCAGCTATACCGTTAACAACTATATCAACAAACTTAGGTATAATAGGCACTGGCTTCCAGTCTAGGTTTAAATAACTTAAATCGCCATTTATAGACAGCTCATCTTTGTATTTTTGTATAGGTTGTTCGCCTCTAGCGTATAATCTTAAATTATGAAAACTATTTCTATTATGTATATATCTATTAGAGTAATTTTCTTTATCAAACCACTCAGCCTCTATAGCTTGTCCTATTTTAAGCCCATAATCATAACTTAATTTTTCTACGTCGCTTACTACTTGACTTGGAAATTGTCTCATATTAATTCTTTATTATCTTTGAAGTATTACCCTTGTTATTGTATCTAGCAATACTTATATTTAATTTTGATTTTTCTATTTTAGCGTTAGGCCTGTATAAATGTCTATTGCAAGCCATTATAGCTAACCCACTACTTATTGTAGCGTCAAACTTAGTTCTTTTGTTTATATCAAACTTAGCCCAATCATTTAATGTTCTATTAAAATACACGTTACCGTAATTACCATCTCCTAAACTACCTACGTATTGCTGTATGTACATTTCAACTGCAGCAGCGTGCGCTTGCTTTATGTCTTCACTAGAGTTTGGTATACCGCCTATTTCTTTTTCTGTAACAGATAACTTATTCCATATCTTATCCGGCCTGTTCATGCTAAAGCCTCTATAACCTCTTCTACGTAAATGATACAGTAATCTAGGTTTGTTGTTCTCTGCTAATATCGGCATACCATAAAACACACAGGCCATTAATACGTCTTCAAAAAATATTTCAGCAGTTTGCGGTCTAGCTATATATTCTAAAAAAATATGATTAGGTGGCGCGTCTTCCATGCTAAACTTAGTTACACCGTGTAAAGCGCCGTTAGAGCCTCTACCGTCTACTGTTCCTGATATATCGTAGCTGTCACAACCAAAAGCACCCATGTGCTCGTTAGCTGGGTATTTAATACCGTTTTTAACTATTATTCTATTTTGCAAGTGACTTGGTGGCACCCAGCTTATGTTAAATCTACCTTTTGGATCTGGATAAAATATTACTTGCGTATCTTTAACTCCATTAACCCATTGAAAGTTTCCTTTGCTTATATTACCTTGCGCACCAATACCTTCGTTGTAATCTATTTGCTCGTATATTTTTACTAGATTAAATATACTGTTTTTAGCCTCGTCTCTAAACGCGTGTTCTTCCGTACGTGGAAACTGTCTATAAAATTCATTTAAACTATCCTGGTCGTTTTTTAATCCTTCTGCTTCGTTATTCCAGTGATCTATAATACCATAGTCTATTAGTTCGCCATCTGGCCCGTAGACATCATTATCTGGGTTATTAAAAACTGGATTTCCGTACTCATCAATAAATCCTTCGTAGTTCCATTCCATTGGGATAAAGAGAGAATATAAACCAGACTTTGTCTGTCCATTACGGTTTCGTTTAGTAACATCTGAGTCATAGTACAGTTTTTTAAAGTTATTACCTCCTTTGTCCAAAGCATTAGATGTTGAGCCCATCATGCATTTACCTACAACTCTAGCACCTAACCTTAAACAAGTTTTTGTAACTCTCCAGTTGTTTAATATATTATCAGGTCTTTCCCATTTACCACTTTCGTCGTGTACTAGTAAGTTAAGCTTTTCTCCATCATAGCTATTATCACCTGTGTTTTTCCAATCAATAGTAGTATCAAGTCCAACCAAGTCTTCCTGCTTTTCGTTAGCAGTAATTTTTTTACGCGTGAACTTACTCGCAGGTACACGGTAAGCAAGCTCAGACTTAGGTCTATCCATACCATCTTGTATCGGTTTAAAAAAGAAAGGATAGTTGACCGATATCGGCACAACTTTGTCTGTAAACATTTTTTTAGCATCTGATCCGCTTTTTGATAATATACCATATCTACTATCACTTGATATTGTAGCTAAATTAACTGTTTCAGCTGAAGACATAAAAGAAAATCCACTACGTCTGTTTTTAAGATAACACATGCCGTAGCATCTATTATCAGCTTTACAAGCTTCCCAGAATATAAAGAACAGTCTATTTGCTTCTCTAAAGTCTGGAGCACCTACATCTATTTTACTCCATTGTAGATACATGTAGTGACTACCTGTTATGTAAGTAGGTTTGTTATTGTTCATGAACCAAAACCCTTCGTCTCTACGTTTGAACTCTTCGTCTATATAATCAAACCATTTTTCTTTTTGCTCTTCAGGGTACGACCTCCAATCAAATATGTTTTTAAGCTTACCTAGTTCTTTTGGATAATCTATTTTTTGCCATCTAGAGGATTTGTGCACGTGCACTTGCATTGGTTCCAACGGCAAGCCGATACGCAAATTTTGTATTTCAAGTATTTCCCCAATTTTACCAGTTTTTGATATAACGATAATATCATGTTCTTTATTGTATCCATATTTCCATTTTTTACCACGGTTCATCCGTGTGATTGTTGTTTTCTTTATAGGTTCTACAACCTTAACTAAACTTTGATTGTACATTACTTAGATCTGCCTTCTGCGAATCCTTTAAAAGCTTTTTTCTCTGTCTTTTCAGGTGTCTTGCCCTCAAGCAGGTTTTCTTCTTCTTGTATTCTGTTAAGTATTTCAAACGCGT